TTCTTTTGCCCAACACAATCTATCCCATAAATGTGTGCCTTGAAACTTTGGTGTTTTTATTGTCATGCTAAATCTCCTATTGCAACCATTCTAACGCCACTTGTATCAGAAGCACTATTAGAGGTACTAAATATGAGTAATTGAACAGTGCTTGTTGTTTGAGTATTCATATTATGATGTCTTTGAGAGTGACAAGTTAATGACCCACTATAGTCAGCATCAGACATATTATTAGTATAAACAGGGTTATAATCTCCAGTGCCATTGTCTGTTATTGAAGCAATATTTAAGCTGCCACGACCAGAAGGTGTTTCAATATCTGCTCCACTAAAAATAACCCAAGCCTTTGCACTACCAGTCACAAGATAATCTGTATCCACAGACTTAGCTGTTCCACCTGTTATTTGACCAGATGTTGTTAATGTATCAAATGCTATTGTTCCGTTTGCCATTATGCTAAATCTCCATGTACTGAACCATATTGTGAAGTTGCATCAGCTAAACTATGGCTACTATTTTTTGAAAAGTTTTGATAATCTGCTGTTGTGTGGTTACCTGAACCTGCATGACAATTATTATCATTTGATGTAGCTTGAACTGAATGATATATATTACTCATAACATTAGTCATAGTTATTGTTGCTGAACCTGCACCTGCATCTGTCAATGTGCTTACATTAAAACTATCCCTATTTGTAAAAGACGAAGAAGATGTAAATGTAATCCATGATTTAGCCAATCCTTGTTGTAAGTTTGTTGTGGTAGAACCACCCTCTCCTGTAACAAGAATACTACCTGCTGAAGTTGTACCTGTTAAGGTGTTTGTCTTAATGGTACTCATGCTAGGTCTCCAAAAAATTGTATAGAGGACAAGGAGTCATCATGTTTAGTTAAACTTGAAGGTTTATAACCTTGTCTTAGTCTAATAGCTGATGCAGTTCTTGCTGTAGTAGCATCTATGCCTTCAACAATTCTTATTGAACTATCAGTACCTGCACTACCACCTGCTCCCATTCCAGTTGAATAGTTGGCATTACCCATTGCATTTGTAACTGTTAATGTTAAATCACCTGTACCATTATCTGTTAGTCCTGCTGAATTTAAAGAATCTATGATTGCCATATTATCACAAGCAAACCATGCTTTAGCTAAACCTTGTACAAGATTCTGTGTAACACTTGTACCACCATCAGACTCATACACGGATGTATTCTTAATTCTTATGTCTGTTCCTAGTGAACCACCAGTCTTTCGTATTGTATCTACAAATATTTCACTCATATTGTTACGAGCCTTCCACCTGATTCTACTGTCAATGTTACACCACTTGATATTGTTAAAGGGCCAGTTACATTTGCATTTTCTGTAGCAAGTATTGTTATGTTTGAGTCTAATGTTTGTGCATTAGTTCTAAATAAACCACCTGCCTTAAAGTTGCCTTTGAACTGATCTGTAGGTGTAATTGATTCACCTGCTAATCCTAAAAAATAAACAAATATATTGTTAGTACCACTTGAAGGTGCAGCACTAAATGTTAGTGTTGAGCCATCTGGCACAGTATACGCTGCACTATCTTGAACTACACCATCTACACTAACAATAATCTCTTGAACTGAACTTATAGTTCTGCCTAGTGCAAAGGTTGTGTCTGAACCATCTCCGTTAAATCTTACAACAGATGGTAAAGTTTGAAAGTTAGCAGCTAAAGGATTGCCAACATAAGCCATTAAGTAATCTCCATAATTGAAAGCGCAATATCTGTTGCTCCAGATGCAGTAAGTTTTAAAACATCTGTAGTTTCCATGTTTACTTTATTTCCTGACAATAATTCTAATGAAGATCCTGCTGGTATAGGAGCATTTGTAACTAATTCAACATCTTGATTTGCTTCATTGTTAGCGCCTGCCCTGTTTGCTGTATCTGAACTTAATGTAAGTGTTACTGTTACTTGACTTGTTGTTGTGTTTCCTAACATAATCCCAAGCACTACAGTTGTTGTAGAACCTGCTACAGTATAGATAACATCCTCACTCGTTACACCTGCCTTTGTTACCAATTTAAATGTGTTTGCCATTTATTACTCCTTATCCTAAAGCTATTGCCAATGCAGTTGGATCTTCAATTTGTGATGTAAGCGCTAAAGTACCTCCTGTCGCTGGTAAAACTATTGTAACATTTCCTGAAAAATCAGAGTGCGCTGGTGCTGTTAGTTGTGCGTAATGTGCATTACTTGACTCACAATAAAATTTTATGTTTGACTGCGAACCACCATTTTTAAGAACAATCTCACCTGTTTGTATGTCAACATTGCCATCAAGACGAACAACGCCACTTCCGTTTGGTGTTAAGGCTATGTTTCCATTCGACACAGAAACAATGCCATTACCATTTACATCAAGATCACCCCCTAGTTGTGGAGTCGTATCTGAAACAACAGATGTTAATGATGCCTGGGAAACAATTTGCCAAGCAGAACCAGTATAGACTTTGATTGCATTTACTGTGGTATCAAAGAACAGGTCTCCAGCATTTAGTGCATCACCATCATTATCAGTTGATGGCTCACTTGACTTTGAACCTAAGTACACATCATCAAAATTATCTGCGCTTGTCGCTGCTGCTGCTGCACTCGCTGCTGCTGCTGTGGCACTATTCGCTGCGTTTGTAGCTTGAGTTGATGCTGTGCTTGCACTTGTGCTTGCGTTTGATGCTTGTGTAGATGCTGTTGTTGCGCTAGTTGCTGCTTCTGTAGCAGAGGTAGCTGCTGCTGTAGCAGATGTTGTTGCTGATGCTGCATCAACCAATAAATCATATTTTGATGAATTTGCATTTGTTGTAAGTGGCTGCGCTCCTGATGATGTATGCGCTGAATTTACTATAAATATATTATTTGTGCTTGTGTCTTTGACTATATCTCGAACAACATAAGATGTGCTTGCTGCCCAGTTGCCCTTAAATGTGCCTAATTCTTGTGTTACAGATATTTCACCAGAACTATCAAAAGCTAAAACTTTGTTTGCTCTATCAGATGCGCCTACAGTAAATTCTGTAGATGTCATTGTATTTGTTCTTGATAATTTTATTGCCCTGTCTAACTCTTCTTGCTGTTGTTGTGTGTGAAAAGTTAATTTATCAAGTGCATTTTCGTGATCTTCAGCAGGAAAAGGATCATTTGCTGTATAGTCTGTAGTTTGTGTAAGCGCTGCTTCTCTTCTTATTACAACAGTTTCGCCTGATGCAGGCGCTGAACCAAAAGTTACATTACCTCCACTTGTAACACCAACACCTGAAACAGTATAATCTGCATTTAGTGTCTTTGTTGTCTCTGTACCTGTTGATGAACGGACAATAACTTTTAAATCTGCTTCTGCAAAAATCTTGAAGGCATAAGCAAAAACAGTTGTGCTTCCGTTACCAGAATAACTATTCTTTGTGGTTGTGCTACTTACTGTCATTTAGTACCTCATATTTTCTTTTACATTATTTTGGCTTTTACTACAACTAATATTGTAATTTTGCATTTGTTGGCAATCCTTCTAAAGTTAAATTTAATACATTTTTTATTCCCATAGCATTTTGAAATGGCACTAATGAATTCAATGCACGCTGTTGTCCTCTTGACCATTGATACTCGTCATTAAACAAAACTCTACTTCCACCAACAACAGCACGACTTGCATTATCAACTAAATCAACTAAAGGTATTCCTCTAAATAAATTAGACGCAAGGCCAGTTGTCCTTCCATAAGCAAACATTGGATCTTCTCCAACTAACGACAATCCTGTATCAATCGCCGCTGGAAATAAACTGAACCATCCTGCTCTTTGAAATGCAGCCTTCCCTATTTCAGTTACAGACAATCTTTCCTCTAAAAAGGATTCTTTGTCATCTCTGCCAATACTGTTTACATGAGTTTGTAAAGTATAAGCTAAACCACCAAATAAAACAGAATACATCATTCCTTGAAAAGCAGCAAAGTCTCTTCTGTTTATATTATGTAAAAATTGTTTTGAATAACTGACAAGCATAAATGTTCTAAATTGTGTAAGGATTTTTCCTAATGTTCCAGTCATGTGAACATTTAAATTACCAACATCATTTTGTTGTATGCTCTGTCTTGTCCATCTTGCTATTGCAAAAACAAAAGCATCTCTAGCATCTTCATCTGCCCATTGTTCTAAATTTATTCTTCTTACTTTTCTTGAATTTCCAAAAAAACCTGATGGAGCAAGAACTGCGTTTTCTCTAATCTGATTAAACACTCTTTGACTCATAGCATCATCCAAGCCAAGGCTTTTCATTCTTCTTGCTATATCTTGTTGCCTTGTTCCCTTGCCCAATCTTGCAAAATTAATACTTTTAATTCCAAAAGATAAATCTACAAGTTGTTGTGTAGCTATTCTTGCTGCTGCTCTTTCAAGTGCTAGAGTTACTTGAGCCATCAAAGAGATGTCTGCTGTAATTCTTTTTAAAGGCTGAACAACATTTAAACCTTTATCAACAATATTACTTAAAAAACCACCCCTACCCTTTGCTAACATATCTTCTGCATCATACTTGTTTACTGCATTATGAATTAATCTATCAGCACCAATACCAGTAAATGCTTCAATATCATTTATAACACTATCTTCTATTTCTCCATTACGAACTCTTTTAAGCATTGATTTGAATTCTGGTAAAACTCTCAACAAACCAGTTACACCATCTATACTGACAGCATTTCCAAGTTCTGCTACCTGTGCAAAACCTACTTGATTCATAACTCTTATGAAGCTGTAATCTAATAAAAGTCTTGCTAATCTATTTCCAAGCGCACTTGGATCTGACACTTTTGGACTTGGCCTACCTGATATAAGTTGATATAAGACATTTAATTTTTCTACATCACCTGTTGCATCAATTCCTAAACCTCTTGCTTCTTCAACAATGTCATCTAACCTTTTCTGAAAGTCTGAATCACTTAAAATACCTTTGCGTGCTAGTGCTGTCTTTCCTACAACTTGATTAACATAAATATTAAAAACTTCTTCTGTATTTCTATTCATGAGGTCTTTGATTGATATAACTTGCCCTCTTGCTTCAACAGTAGTTTCAATATCAAAATTCAATCTTCTTCTTGTTCTTGGCATACCTTTTTCAGGTTTTGTATGTATTTGATTTAACAAAGACTCAATTTGGGCGCTATTTAAAAGTTCCTCTTCTTCAAGAACTTCTTTCAATACCTCTCTTTGACTTGTGCTAAACATCCTTGAAAGACCAGCATCCATACCCATGCTTCGTTTTACGATATTTTTATACATACCTTTGCCAATAGCTTTTGCTATATCAGCATCCATGTTTGGATTGGCTCTTATTAAAGAACTTGAAAGTAAATCTGGAATTACATTCTTGCCATATTTTTGTCTTATTTCACTAAATTTAGCATTATCCCAAAGGTGTGCAAAGTAAGTTGGATTTTCTGGTATGTCATCAAAACCTCTGACATTTGCCTTTTTTGCTTTATTTAGCATTGTTGCCATTTCTTTTCTAAAAGCATTAGCTGCATTAACAATATGTGGATTAGTTGTGCTTCCAGGCAACTCAATCTCATCTGCTACTAAAACTCCAAAATCTTTTTTTGATTTTCCAAATTCTCTTGCTAGATAATTTATGCTTAATGACTTCGCCCATTTTGTGTAGCTATCATCATAAACTCTTGTAAACCTAGCAGTTGTTGCTTTCGTTTCTGTGGTCTTGATTAAGTCTGCTGTTATCTGACCTGGATCAACTGCATCCTCTGCGAGTAAATCAGCAAGTTTTCTTGAAGTAGCTATTTTACTAGATTTAAGTTGACCAACCATATCAAAACGAATTTTACCAAAAGTTGAATGGGATGCACCTTGAGCATCTTCAATTCTGTCATCTGATCCTCTTCTCATTTCATCCATTTGTATTGGTCGAGACATAGGATTTTCCATAGCGCCAACACCCTCAATGCCATTATCCTTCATAGATTGTGCCACATCACTTGCTTGTGCTTTACTTGCATCATTTGCAAACTTTGCACCTGCCTTCTCATAGTTCTGTGTAGATGCTTTGCCAAAAATACTTGAGGTCGCACCACCTAGTATCATACCACCACCTGCTGCATACAGTATGTCATATGGATCTTTTATTTGATTTTGTGAAACAAGGTAGGCTTCAATAGCTGCTGATGTTGCTCCAGCAGTCAAACCACCTCTAAAAAATCTACCAAGCCTTGTTGCTTTCGTAGTCCATATTGCAGGCGCTAAAACACCTTCAGATAATACAGTAGCACCAATAGCAACAGGATCTATTGTTGCAGCAGCAATACGCAGAGGTAAACTTGCCCATCCGTATTTTGCAAGTGTTTTTTCGTTCTCAAGTGAGTTCAAAACATTTGCTCTGAGTTTTCTTCCATGAGACATACTTCTTGCATCACCTACAAAGTCTTGGTATTCCAAAGGTATGTCTTTGGTAAGTTCGTCAAACTCCTCGTCATTTAAGCTAAATTCTGGATCTATTTCATATTCTTCAAGCTGATTAAACACCCATGACATAGCATTATCTTCAGCAAATGCAGCAGATGTGGCCTTTGCAAATGTAACAGAGTCTTGCGCCTTCTCGTAATCATCAAGAGCCTTTTTCTCTTCTAATAAACTAAAAGGTCTTGCTCTTTCAATCTTCTCTGGTTTCAGAACTATTTTAATCTCCTGCAAATCCAAAAACTGTTTCTTGAGTTTCTTTTAAATTTTCTACATTTTCTTTAAGAACTGATGTAAGTTTTTTTGTTGATTGTATTTTTGTTTGCGCTTCTACTTTAATTTTTTCTCTTTTAAATTCTATGGCCTTATCAAAATCTTCTTTTGATATTATGTAGCCACTACCAAATTGTGGCTCTCCATCCACATATACATGAAACTTGTCAACTCTTCCATCCATAGGAATAAAAGCAATGCCCTCTGCATCCCTTAACTCTGGATTTTCTTCTTTTAACTTTTCTGCCAATATATTTGTTTTTTCTTCAAAGTTTGATGGTAAGTTTGCAAACTTTGTGATGAGATGATTGTTTATTAAAACATGACTGTTTTTTAAATCTTCAACTGCTGTTTTAATAGCAATGTCTTTATTTGTGCCAAATCTAAGTAAAAATTTTGTATACTTTTCTGCCTTGATCCTCATTGCAGATAAGTTAAAAACATCCGTTCCAAAAACACCATCTAAACCATTTTTAATTTTTTGTGATGCGTTTTCTATTGCTTGATATTTGATGTCAACATCTGTTGGAGATATGTTTGTTTGATTTGCCAAACCTACTCGTCTTATAGCATCTTCTCTGTCAAAACCTAAACTTTCATTTAAAAGTATTGCTTCATAAAAAGATCTTTCTGCTTGCGTTGTGTGATTTATCAAACCTTGGCCAGTTAATTTAAGGTTTTTGTAAATTTCTACTTTTTCCGATACAGAAGTTATGAATTGGTCAAAACTTGTTCCTGTTCCTTCTTCAACACCATTTGCTAAAACAGTTTTAAGTTGATTACTCACTAAACCATTGGCTTGTATTAAAGAAAGTTGCTCATCAATAGGTTTGTTTTTCAATACAGAGTCCGTCATCTTTTCAACTTCTGCTGGTGTATAATTATCTTTAACAAATTCAAAATTTCCTACAATTATAGAATCAATACCAGTATTAAGTCTTTGGTTTTCAAGCGCTGCTTTTCTTAAATCAATCTCTGTTTTGTTAATTTTTTCTAACAAAGCACTTGATGATTTGCCAAAATCTACTGTGTTCACAAGAGCATTACCCTTGATATTTGTAGTAAGAAGATATCTTGCCTTGTTAATATTCTCAGTTATCGTATTAATATCAACTGCTGATGGATCTACTTTAAAAATTTCTACCAACTGTTCTGCTTTAGATGCAGAAGTATTTGCACTACTGCTAATACTTTTTTGTGCTATACCATCTTCAAGATCTCCGTAAGACTCTGATGCAATTAGGGAAAATGTTTTTGTATCTGTAAATGGAGCATTGTTAATTAAAGCAGTTGCTTGATTTGCATCTTTCTCAACTGTCTGTTTTGCTTTTTTATTAAGAAAATTTATAAGTTTTAATTTATTACCAGTTCCTATTGACTCTGGACTAAAACTAACAGTCTTACCACTAGAAAGTTCATGGCTAAAAGGTTGATTTAATTCAAGTTTATCAGTAATTAATTTAACATCATTTGTTGTAAAATCTTCTTGATCTATATTTTCAATAGTTTGATTGTATAGTTCATTTTGTTTTACAGTTGTTTCTGATCTAAGTGTTCTAAGTAATTTAAACTTTTGCTCATCATCAATAATTGTGCTTGACTTAACTAAGTTTTCTGCACCTGTAATATCTCCAGTATTTACTTTTAAAAAAACTTCATCACTTAACACAGCTTTCTCAAAACTTTTAAAAGTTGGATGTGTCAAGCCTTTATTTGAACCATTGAGTTCTGCTTGCTCATATATTTTTTTCACACCTCCAATATTAGCCTGATATACAGGATTATCTTTGGAAAGTGTTTTAAGTGTATCTCTAAACTTTAAAATCAGTTGATCGTTATTTTTACTTTCAACAATTCTACCTCTTGCAAAACTTTGCTTTCTATGCTGTGTACCTGCTCTTACACCAAGTTCTTTCAAGTTGTTTGTAATACCTCTTATTTGACTTCTTGTTAAATTAGGATGATCTACAGCTATCTTGTTGGTATACTTATCAACCAAACTATTTATTTCTTTTTTAGCTGTTTCTGTATCTGTTGTTTGACTTGTTAAGATTTTATTGTTTGCTTCGTCTAAAAACTTTGATTGTATATCAGAAGAAGCAGCATCTCCTAAGGCCTTCTTTTCAGCTTGTCCAAAATTAAATGCTATCTGTTGTGCATTGTTAGCAAAATTTTCTGTTGCTCTTCCAGGTGCAGTAAAGGCTTGCACACTTGCTTGAGGTGATAATGAACCAGTAGCTAAGTCTACTGTTGTTCCTTGTCCTTTATTGTAAACTGGTATCTGTGGCATAATTAACTCAATAGTGTTGCTGATCGACTTGCTGATTGTAATAAGTTTGCATAGGCTCTTGTGTTTGCTGCTGATTTCATTGCTTGACCTTCTGCTCTAATTAAATTTGCTGATGCTATCTGTCTTGTCTGCTCAATATCTGAAGCATACTGTATTCTTAAAGCATCCATTTCAGTATTAAAATATGTATCTGCAAGTGCTTCTAATGGACTGCCACTCATTGTAATACCAGACTTTGCAGTCGCTACTCTTTGCGCTCCCTCAAGTCTATCTGCATTTTTTCTAAGTTGACTTTCTTGATCTGTCCTTGCTCTTTGCAAAAGTATTGCTTCATTCTCAGCAACTTTTGCATTGTAGTCTGCTGTTCTTTCTATAGCTTTAGCTTGTGCTTTTGCACCTTTGAAACTTAAAAAACCTGATGCTCCAACTGCTGCTGCTGCTATAACTGTCGGACTCATTATTTCACCCAAGCATAACGAATATAGTCTACCCCATCAGGCCCAAACTTTTTCATTATTCCTTCTTCTGTAAATTTTAACCATCTAATAAATCTAACTGCCTTTTTATCATTAGAACATACACTTGCTTGTAAACGAAATAAATTATTTTCTAAAATTATTGTACTTACCATCTTTTTAACTATTCTTGCTAATGCAAGTGGAAATGACTTGCCGATATTTCCAATAATAAACCAACCTTCTGCAACACCCTCCCACAAACAACTTACACCACCTATCGCAACCACATGGTTATCAAGTAATGCAGCATATCCACTTGTATTGTCTCGACACAGTAAACTTCTGTGATGTTCTGAAAACTCAAAATCAGTTTTAATATTTTTGATGTGTTTATCTTCTAATTTTACTAATTTAAGCATCAAAAGTATTTGACCTCCTCATTATAGCAACAACAGTCATAGGCAATGGTTGTGATTGTCTTATTACAACTTGTGCATCATTATCATATCCTGCTGGAAAAGATATTTCTTTATCTCCTGTAAACATTGGTACTGCTGTGTCCATAGCCATACTGCTATCTCTAAATGGTATTCTATCAAGATTTGATGTGTCTGGGCCTAACTCTGCTCCTACTGTATCTAAAAATCTTGCTGTTACACCATGTATTCTTTTTATTTTTCCTTGAGATGTGCCATCATTAGCACCAGCTTCCAAACGCAAAGTTTTTACAACACTTGAAAAGCCAAGTCCAATATGTGCCTTTGTAACTGATCTATCTAAAGTTACTGTACCACCTGATACTGTTTTGTCTGCATGCGCAGAACCATCTGCAAGTATTTGGACTGTTTCTCCCTCAAGGTGATTTAATCCTGTAATTGTTGTCGTTGCAGATCCAGAGTAGGTCAAGCCACTATCTACAAAAAAGGCATCTGCTACATCTGTTCCAAAGTTTATTGATTTAAGAAAAACAATATGTCTTACTGTAGCGCTATTGATTGTTCTCTTAACACTCAGATATACTTGATCTTCTGCACCACTTGGTATCGCTGTAATGCTTTCTACTACACCACTACCACCAAGAGTGTGTCCATGCCATCCAACAGTTCCATTTGCTCTATCATATGTAAGACCAATCAAAGCACCATCAGCACCAACAAACCAAAGTATTAACTCAGGTTCTTGTTGCCATATCATATCCGTCAAACCACCTCTTGTTATGTGATCTGCAAGCACAGTCAAATCAACGCCAAGTAGTCCATCTGTATCTAAATCAAATGTTATTTCTTTTACTTTCTCTGTTCCTTTTTGAACAAGTATCGTTGAGTTACCTGCACGCAAAGGTCTTACTTGTGATGTTCCAAAAGTTGTTTCTCTCAACACATTTACATTCGTTGGTGTAACAGCAGTTGTGCCTGTGCCACCAGAAAGAGTAAACTCAGCACTTGTTGTGAGTATCTGCAAAAAACGACCTGGTAATAAATGCTTTATAACATTTACTTGGTCTGATGCTATAGTAACATTTACTGCATCATCATCATTTGTTCCTGGCGTGTGATTTTCAAAATCAGCAGACACACTACCAAAGATAGTTTGTGGTTGATGTGTAGTACCAGCAAAGAATAATCTCTCTTCGTAAAATGCAAGAGCCTTTGGAAAGCCACGAACAGAACTAAATGCTCCTTCTGACCATTTTGTTGTTGGATTGCTAGAGCCTACAACTGAAGCAGGCAATGTGCTTTTCACATCTGCTGCAACTTGTGTTGAACTTGTAAAACCTGTTATCTTGACAAAACCTGTTCCACTATGCTGAAACTCCCAATCAATACTACCATAAGTCTCTGTGCCAGTTGTGTGTACTGGAGGAGTCGTGCCACTTGTATGTGAGCCTGAGTTTGTTTTCTTGTAGACATTACCTGCGTTTCTTACAGTATCATTTTGCGCATAACTTGTTGAAGCTGCCCAAGCATCATGGCTTGTCTCGATAATCTCTCTAAATCTAAACAAAGCGCCAACATGACCACTTTCAAAAGTCGCTGCTGATGCAACTAGATTAATTCCTGTTCCTGTAGCAGCACTTGCGTATATTGTAGTTGTGCTTATGTTTTCGTCTAAATATGGGCCATCTGTAAAATCAATATCAGCTAGTGTAAAACTTGTTGTGCTTGTTCTTGTAAGTTTTGCTGGTTCGTGTGATTTGTGTGCGATAAACAATACATCTGCTGATTGTGCAAAGTTAATCTCAAATATCTCAGTTACGCTGTAAGTTGTTGAAACTTCTACTATTTTTCCACTTGTGCCACCTGATGTGTAGGTTGTAAAACTTGAACTGTTTATACCTGATAACTCAAATGTATTTGTTGTTTTATTTGCAACAGTAAACTCTCTGTTGTTTACTTCTGTCATGCCAACAACACCAGATACAAAAACTCTGTCTCCGTTACTATAACCATGTGATGTCGCAGTAACGACTGCTGGATTTGCTTTTGTTATTGCAGTTATAGTTTTTGTTGCTTCTGTAAGTATTCCACCATCTTTGAAAAACCTTATGTAGTTTGCGCCAAACTCTAGCACATAAGCCTGTTCATCTGAAAATTCAAAGTTGACAAGTTTTACTTTTCCATCATCTTTACTTCTTCCAGCAAAAGATGTGCCTGGTCTGCGAGTTATACCACCAGAGGGGAACACCAACATATTTTCAAGAGTATCACAACCCTCACTATATTTCTGCAAATCAATACGACCTGATAGTTTGGGAGACAACTCTCCTGCTCGAAAGTTAGTTAAGATCGTAGATACTCTAGCCATATTACAACCTTATGTTTGTAAACTCATCAGCAACTAATTTATCTGGCTTACCTTCAAGAGCATCCATTGCCCTTGCTTCTCTTACCTTTTGTTCATACATAGTATACATTGACTGTGCAACTGTTGTACTACCTGTTATTGCATAAGCTGTTTCTGATGCCAGTCTGTAAGCAATAGCATTAGATAACAAACTATCAAACTGTTCTGTATCTGTAATTCTTGCTATGTAAGTTATTCTGCAAGTTCCTTCATCTGAAAGTATCTTTCTTCCCTCAACTTTATACATAACTTGACTGTCGTAAGGAGATATTTCTGCATCTACATTTGATGTAAAAAAAGATAGAACTCTCAAACAAAAAGGATCAGTAGGTAAAGGAAACTGGTTTGCAAAACCAAAAGAAGGCGCTGTACTATCTGCTGCTAAATCGGCTCTAGCTATTGCACAGTTCCAACTATGTGATCGAAGTGTTGCATCTCTTACTGTTGAGAATCTTCTATTACAAAGTCTTGCTTCTTTTGAATTTTCTGTAAGTGCAGTTATTGTTGCTGCACCTAATAAATCCATTGCTTCATTACATATATCTACTACTGATGGCATATAAAAACCTTTGAGAAGGGGAGATAACTCCCCCTCTTGTTAGTTGATTACATACTCAATGATAAAAGACATATCACCACCTGTACCACCTGTGGCGTTAAAGGTAGCTGCAATGTAGTAGTACCCACCTGGATCTGTGGATGCTCCTGCATTTTCAAATAGTTTTTTACCAATCGTATTAATATCTGCTGCTTCCGTTCTTAAGTCTGCAACTGCTGTTGTACCATCTGCAACTGATGTAGCGAAAAAGTCCTCGTCTACAACTGTTCCATCTGTTTGATAGATACCAACATTAAAAGTACAACTGCCACCTAAAGCATCTGTTGCAACCTGAAGTTTGGTTATAGATGCGTTACTTGGAAGTGGAGCAAGCATGACAATATCATTGTCTGTACTGTCTCCAGCAGCTAGTGCTATCGTTCCTTGAGCCACACGCAAAACGCCATGAAGCTCTTGAGAATTACTAGCAACTTGAGGAGTAGCTTCAAAATTAGCTACAAGTGTAGAATTTTTTGTAGTCATTTACTTCTCCCTTACGCTGACTCATCACAGTCTATCTGAACGACTTTTTCTTCTTCCATTCTCGTAGCACCGATACTCATGCAATAGTAAACTTGAGTTGCGTAACCTTTGTCGCTTCTCTCATCTATTCTCGCCATGACATCTTTGCCAATCGCTAATGTAAGACCATCTTCTGCCCATGCAAAACATGAACGGATGTTACTCGCCTTTGATAGTCTGTTGGTTACTATGAATTGAAATCCCATGAAAGTGTCAATCTCACCTTGGACAAGAGCCTTGACTGTGTTGAAATCAGAAGATGTTACATTTGTATCTCCTAATAACGCATCAATCTGCTCTGGGCCTACAGCAATATATCTTGGGATTGAAGGATCTACTGATGCTAAGTCAAGTGTCTTTTTAGCTGTTCTTAACTTTGCAACTGTCAAATCAGTACCACCATTTGCAATTTGATTGCCTGCAAGCATGGTTGTTGATGTTGATCCTGTTTCTCCAGTAAACGCAGTTCCTAATGCTGCATCAATGATGACATCATCCATTGATCTTCCCATAGCTGCTGCTGCTGCTTGAGCATAAGCACTTGTTGGATCAATAAGCATACGAACTTTGTCTTGCTCGTCTATAAGGTCTGCGAACTCATAATCGACCAAGGATACTCTTCTTCTGGCATGTGGAGTATCTATTTGTGGTGTATCAGAATGACGAGTTGTACGCTTTTGCGCAGTAACTTTGCCGATCTGATCGAAAAAGGCATTTTTTCCTGTAACAGATTCTACCCTTACAGCATCTCTAAGCAATGAACCCATTTGCTGAGAGAGCATCTGCACATTAGCAGAATACTGTTGGACAAATGCCGTAGTTACATTTACTGACATAATTTACTCCTTATCAATAACTACAGTTTCATTTTTGTTACTTTCGGTATGCTACCCTTACGGACACTCCTATGATTTTCAGACTCGTTAGGTCTATCGTCTTTCCGATTGCCAGAAGGACTTATTTCTAAGCTACCCTCCATAACCCACTCGTAGTATATATCTGCGAGTTGTCTGGGATTCTCTAAATCTCTTTGACTGCCAAACTCAACAGCAAGTCTCAAGCACTCCATTCTAATTTCACGCTGCTCCACTTACCATCTCGTATAAATCTTGTACCTCTTGAACTGCTTTTTGTCTGCCTATAGTATCTTTTCTATTCCAATAAGCATGACTTTTATCCTGCATGATTGCATCTATTTTAGCCTGTGCATCAGCAGGACTCATTCTGTAATTTACAGCGTTTTCTGAAATTGTATCTTCTTTTGTTACAGACCTTTTAAACTCTGCAAAGTTTGAAAAGGCTTTTATAAAAGCAGGATGATTTCCAACTTTTGTTCCATCTTTGAGTTCAATATCAAGTAAATCTTTTCCTACAATATCTGATACTGCCTGGTTTGCCATTTGCACTTTTGCATCATAATCAGCACCCCATTCTGCTTTAAGTTTTTGCTCAACATCAGTTTTTTGTTGTGCAGCATCTTTTGTCATTGCTTCTGTAGTTTGCTGTATGCTGCTTCTGTAATAATCTAAAATACCATTTGCTTGTGTCTTTGATAAACCAAGTTTATGAAAAACATCTGATACAGTATTTACATCTGATTCAGAAAGCATTTGACCATCAGCTTGCAGAGCATAGCCACTTGGCTCATCTGGTCTACCAAGCCTTGAGTAAATATTATTTAAATCATCTTCTGTTGGATTTTTCGGAAGTGGTAACTTATCTGCACCAATTAGTCTTTGTGCATTTACAAAAGAAAGTCCTAGATTGCCAACATCATTGATGCTTTGTAAACTTGGATGTTCTCTTATTTCTTCTGGTAATTGTTGTAGAAACTCACTTCGAGATCCACTACCACTTGCCACTTCAGCAGGTGTTTCTACTGCGACACTTGGCTGTGGCTGTTCAGTTTGGATTGCCTGTTGTTCTGTTTCGTTCATTTGTTTCCTCTTCTAACATATTTAAAATGTGCAAGTAAACAGTTCTCTTGCCTTCTTCAAAAGCAGTTCCATTACTATCGTTGCTCACATAAGTTGTGATACGAAAGTTGCAACGCCCTTCTAAATCTTTTAACACCTTTTTTCCAGAATCGGTAGTAAAAACTTGACGATACATATATTTTAAGTTTTCAAGAGCCTTGACCACCACCGACCATCCTTACTGCTTGTGCGCCTTGTAATGCTGTATTAACATCTTCTTGTTCTCTTTGTCTTTCCATTTGCTCTTTCTGCATCTGTTGTCTTTGTTCTCTGATTTGCTGTATCTCAGCATTTGTTCTCAGAACTGATTTTGGTACACCAAGACTATCTGTAACATGTCTAACAAGACCATCTTCATCTAAATGATCCCCAATAGGAAGGCTTTGTGAAAGTGGTAACAGTATTTCTAATGCTCTCATTGTTGAATTAAGACTTGTTGACTTTTGTACTTTTGCAAGTGGAGATACATATTCAATATCAATATCTCTGCCTTGTAATATCTCTGGTGGGATTGTAAACATTTCGTTTCTAAGCATGAGTGCAAAAACTCTATCTATCAAAGGTCTTAGCATTTCATTCATCAATCTACCAAGCACAGGCCCAATCACTCTCATTCTTTCTTCTTGTCTTTGCACAACTTCTGTAGCTGTCATGTTTGGTGATGTGCCACTAAGCAACTGGTCAACATAGAAAGCACTTCTGATAGCTTCTCTTCTTTGTTGCTCCATGTTCAAACCTATAGGAATGTTTGCGCCTGTATTGAGTGGTGATATTGTTTCTCTTGTTCCTGCTCTAAAAAAATTAAGACCACCAGGCTGTGTTCTTACTGGCAAAATGAAGCCATCATCAGGCACAAGCAGAGGAGGATCAATTTGCTTTTGCGCTGCCTGAATGATGGTCTTACTCATCAAGTTCAACATTTTCACATCAGCGAGAGCAGTCATAGCAGGGGAACGACCCATGATTTCTCCTGTGCTTTTAAGAAAACGAGGAACTACATAGGGAAATTCCTCAAAGCCACCAATGGATAAAAATCTTTTTGTTTCCATATCAATATAAAAAGATGCAAAAGGCATATTCTGATTATCTGGCTTTTCTGGATTTCTGTTAATTCTAGGCAACACCACATGTAATAATTCTACTTCTTCATCTGGTGATTTATCAAATTTCTTTTTTAGATGCTCTGTTACATTATCAATACCAAATCTTTGCACGACTTGTCGAACAGGTGATTTGTATTTTCTAAAAACTGTGTCAACCATTCCAAACTGGTTTTCTTGTATAAAGAACTCTGATATGTGTCGTGTAGAAAATCTGAGTGTATTGTTTTCCATTTCAATAAACATACAACCTGTTCCAAACACAACTAAGTCAACATACAAACTATGCACTTCGTTTTCAAAGTTTGATCTATTGAATCCACGCATCATGCTCATGGATGCGTTTTCTAAAAATTCTTTTACCTCATCATCTCTACCAATGTTTTCATCTTTAATGTCAAGGTGAAACCAAGGTGTAGCACCAGATGTAAGCATGCCATGTAAAGCAGAAGATAAAAGATCCACAGCTTGTCCTGCTGTGCCATCAAAGATGTTTTCTGTTTTTTTCTCACCTCTGCTCCTTTTTTTCACAATATCTGATTTCTCAGGAAGCATGTAGTCTGCAAGTTCCTGATAATGTGTATTCCAATACTTTCTGTAAGTTTCTAAATAATTTAATCTACTCACAAGTTCTTTTGCAAAATCAGTCATCTAATATCCTAACAATGTTGGTCTACCTGTTGGTGTGTCTTTTTCTTCATTCGCAAGACCTGTAACGATTGTAGATGCTCTGCCTTTTCTTCTTCTTCTTTCATCTGACATTGCTTCTTCTGATAAGGCTGCTGCTCTTTGTGTATCTTCCTCACTCGCTTGCATTGGTGGTGGTGGTGCAGGTGGTGGTGGTGGGATGTTTACCTTTGGTCTTAAAAATGACATAATTCAACTCCTAAACAACTGATCTTTTTCCTGCTGGTCTTGTAAGAACTCCATAGCCTTCAATCAAAGTTCCTGCTTGACCTGCTCTTCTTGTTCGTTGCGTACCTCTTCTTCCTCGAGGAAGATTAGATTGTGCAGTAATGATTGTTTCATCAGGCACTACCTCTGGCGTAATCTCTGGTGTTATCTCACCAACAACAGCGCTTTGTGGATCTGATCCACTATCTTCTTTTTGTCTATTTGGATCAAACTCTGCTCTACCACTATAGATTCCATCTCTCATTACACCGACATAATCACCTGTTTCTTTATCGGTAACAATACTGCCACCTCTTCTCAGTTCTCTTGCCTGCTGCTTGAGTGCAAACTCTCTTACTTTTGTCAATCCCATACCAAGAATACTCACGCCACTTTTAGGAACTCTTGTATCAAAACTTCCAATCTTGATAGTTTCTGATCTTGGCCTGCCAAGAAAGTCCTGTGTTTCAGCTTCTCTTTCTAGTTTTTGTGCTTGTAAATTTTCTGCAAGTCTTGTGAAATCTTCTGGATCTTGAACGCCAGACTGAGCCATCTTTTGTCTTTCCCTGGCCTGCTTCTCTGCTTCAACTTCGTATTCAGTTTTCATTCTTGTAGTAGATGAACCACCACCATTTGAACTACTACCACCCATACCTATCTCCTTGCAGACTTAACAAAGCCAATTTTTTTATTTCTTTGTCTGAGCCAAAAAGCAATTTCATACCCTTGTTCTTTAAAGTAATACTTAAAATATCTTACTCCTTTTAATGTATAATCTTTTTTTGCAATAAAATCAATCATCCAAACATCTTTTCCTTTTCCTGTATATCCTTCTTCTGGAAAATCATATGTTTTTAAATACTCATTGATGTGCTTTTGCTCTGGAAACGCCCAAGTTCCAAACATGACAACTCGTTTGTTTTCGTACATAACTTTGTATTGATCAAGCAATATGGGAAGCACAACACATCTGCATATCTGCTGTAAGTTCCAAGTCCTGTGCAACGGACTTTCAAGCATAAATATCAACACACTTTGTAAATCGTTATACTTGCTCATGCAAAAATATTATACTCATTATCAGCAACAGATTGTGGTGGCTTGGTGTAGGTCGTTCTGTTGTTGATGCCTATGGCTAGATAACGAAACGCATCTGCTGCATGAGAGGTGTAATCATGTCTTGGTTGATCTCTAAATCTTTTCTTCTTCTCATCCCACTCTTGTCTATACTGTTTCAACATCTCAAGTCCTGTATGGCACTTGTCTCTGTCAAAATAACATTTAGGCATCAGCAATCGTGCAGCATTAATACCATCTGCTACTTTCATTTTCGATACCACCTTAAAACGAATACCGAGACTAAACGCTGTCTCCATCCTGGATTTGCCTGACCCCAACTCTCTAATCTCAATATCGTGTGGAGCAAGGTGATCTCCATAATGATAATCTTTCTGGCGAAGTACCTCTGCATAATGGTCAAGTCCAAAGCCAGTATTCTCATAATAGTCGATAACATTAACAGCACCTCCTCTGTAAACCTGTGCAAACCAAATCGCAGTTGAATCGTTAATACCTAGATCCCAAGCTGTATGAACTGGCAAGGCAGGATCATATGGAACTCTTGTAATCCTCCCAGCATCTTCAGCTTCAACAAGCAATCTTCCATAGTACGCACCGATAATCGCAGCAGTAAATGAACACTCATACTCCTGTTCATACTGCTCAAGTGTCATCTGAGACTTTGCAGCATCTAACTCTGTTTCTTTTACAAGCTGCGTTTCACTTGCCTTGGCAATCTTCCAATACCAATAATCAGATCCCTCTTCCGTCTCATGCTTGGCTTGCGTTAAGATTTCATAAAAATGGTTATGGCCATTTGGCGTACCTAAAAATATGGCAGCACCTTCTCTATCCGATAGTGCTGGTCTTACAACCTCCCCCCATACTCTAGGATTCTGCATCCCATACTCATCAAATACACACAAGTCCAAATAAATACCTCGAAGCGCATCTGGATTCTCACCTGACAATAACATAATCCTTCCACCATTAGGGAAGTCTGCCCTCAGTTCTGTTTCGTTGAAACTTACTCCTGGTATCACGCCTGCATAATACTTTACATAATCCCAACTAATCCTCTTGGCTTGACTAAAAGTAGGCGCAACCAAAGCAACTCTTGGTCTTGGCAGAGGGCAAGTCAACGCATGTTTTATCATGTGATTGACTGCAAACACAGTTTTGCCAAACCTTCTGTGCATTACAAGCACATTCCAACGCTTTAAATCTCTGTGCATTTCAGCCTGGAGGTCTCTTGGCTTATACGGAATCTTTATTTGTGCCATCTGTTTCCCATACTACTCTTAATGTTCCATCACTTATCTCAACACCAGTTCTTGATTTGCCTTCACCAAACTTCTCTGGCAACACTTTCTGCACTTTCCATCTGACATGTGTTGCATAATCCCTTAACAAATTAGGATCGTATATCTTTCTTTTGTGCAAAGTATCTAAGAACATACCCTCTAACTCCTCCAAGGCTTTCTCAGCAGCCTGTTTCTGTGCAGTACGCACAGTATCATTCAATTCCTCGTCTTTAGCCATGTGGCGATAAAAGGTGGCTCTGCTTACCTTCTCGTCTTTACAGGCTTGGTACAGACTGTGTCCGTCTGTAATCTTTGCTAGTATCTTGTTCTTCTTGTACTTACTGATTGGCATTGTGTGTTTCTATGGTGTATCTATGTTGACATATGTAGAGCCGACAGCAAAGGGGATGCCTAGCCTTTTTTTTACTCCCCCTATGCTACAACAAGCTATATATTTTTTATGTTTTGTGTTGCTATTCATTTTTTTTCTATACTATGCTGTGTAAAACTGTCTCACAATATAAGCATGAGAGGTGGAAAAACACAAGCAATATCTAAGCACTTGGAAGCCAAACAAATAAAAATAAATTGCTGCTATAAAATAATATACTTGACATATTGTAAAGCATAGTTATATACTAGGTATAACTTAACAACAGGAGTTTATATTATGAAATACGAAACAACATTATTAATAGCATTGGCCCAGTTCTTTTTATTGCTGCCAATATCATTTTACTTTTTATCTTTAAACATGCCATTAGTATTTTTTATATTATTTATGCTTTCAAGCATGTTCACAATAATAACTTTATACTATCCATTAATAACAATTTATAACAACAAATAGGAGTTTTTAAGCATGAATAACACAACAAAAAAACTAATGACAGATATAGAGCATGAAATACATAGTATTAGATACACGCTTAATAATATTAAGAACAATGGTTTACCACATAAAAAAACCTTTGAAATACTGTTTAATACTCTGATTAAAAAGAATAAAGATTTACAAGACATGGTAGTAAAACATCATAAATATTTATTATTAATTGACAACAACAAGGAGCAATAAAAATGCCACATTTTACACAAACTTATAAATATCAAGAAATACAAAGTTACTTTAATGACTACATTGCAGAACAAGACAAGCAATGGATACAAGATAATATAGATGATTTACATCATCATTGTTTTAATACAGATTATTATATTATTGGCAGATACAAAGCTAAACAATGGCTAGGAGATCAAGCCTTTGATATAATAAACATAATCAAAAACTATGAACAAGATAATTTTGGGCAAGTTACAACAGATTTTTCAGAACCTGAAAGAGTTGTGAACATGTATGTTTATATTGTAGGAGAGCAAATAGTTCAAGACTACATTAATAAACAAGCTGCTTAAGTAAATCATAACAACAACAGGAGTTTATTTATGAAATTAACAACTAAAGAATATAAAGCAATAAGAGATGCTTTGATGTCATCAGATATTATACATCAAGAAGAAACATTAGAAGAGATTTATGATGAAAAAGAAATAAAAGTTATTAAATCAGCTTTTGCAAAATTTGGAATAAATTTAGAACAGGAGTACAAACAATGAGTATGACATACAAAGAAAGAGAAGATTATGGAAAAGCATTGGATAAAGTTTATTCAATGTCAGTAACTAAATTTCAAAAAGAATGTGAAAAAAATTTAATAGATAATCATTTAAATAATTATATTTTTGATTTAGCTAAAATAATTTGGAAGAGTAGTAGCAATGACTAGACAAAATTTAAATATGCACATGATTAAAAAACATATAGACCAGGCAACACCAAAAAAGATGAGCAGAAAAGAAAAGATTATTTTAACTATAGAAAGCATTGCAATTGTGATGCTCTTTATATTTTTTATCTTTTTATTCTTAATATCAGATATTATAGAAAACTATTTTTTAGGCTTATAGAGAGCAGAAAACTATATTTAGGCTAGTGAACTACTAAACTAGCCTTTACATAGTCTCACAAGTCTTTAAATCGTCATTAAACAACATAAAGGAGAGAGAGAACATGAAAATACAAACATTAGGTTGGGGAGATAGTATGGTAGCAACAAAATACATTTACCAAAGGCTACAAGACATATTAAATAAAAAAACTAAGGATGAAATTTGTTATCATTTATCAAGATTAAGTGATGAACTGGCACATAATTACAAAATAGATACAAACAAAGGTATAGGAGAGAAAGACGCATAGTATAGCATATAAGCATAGTATATAAACTATTATAGTATATAAACTAATATATATTTTTATATATAAATATTACTGTAATAGATACTATGCTTAGTATATAAACT